CGGCGCCTACAAGCTGCCCTTCGGTGAGCGCGGTGGCGGCATGGGCGACGGGTCCAGTGGGCTGCACGCTGTCTGGGCCGGCGTGCATGCGGCTGCCGCTGCCATCCAGGGCGCCCGCGGCGGCGTGAGTATCCCCGAGGCGGACGTCGGCGGTGTGAAGTCACGTATCGCGGCCTACTACTCGAAGGCGCGCACGAAGTACAACGACGATTCGATCAAGGTTCCCTGGAGCTAGGACTGTCCGAAGCGCCATGGCCGAATGTAGTAATCTCTTACATCAAGAGCCGCGCAAGCACTCGATTACGTTCCGGAGTAAGTCCACGCTATATGCGCCGGACCAGGCTGGACGCAGATGACAACTGTGATCTCAACCTGAGAGGCAATCCGTGTCTACATTCGGAGAAGTCCTCGACAAGCTGATCGATGAGCGTGCGCGTGAGGTAAAGACCTTCCGCGAGTTCGTCGACCCACTGAACGCCGAGGGGCGTTCGTGGACTGCCGAGGAACAGCAGGAATACGGCCGGCGCAATGCCGTGCTGGATGACTTCGACCAGCGCATCCGCGACGCCAAGAACCGCGTCGAGGGCGACCGCATGGTCGACGAGTACCAGGCCGAGGCTGAAGGCCGCATGCACAAGCCGCGCGAGAACGCCGTGCTCTCACCCGAGGGCCAGGCCGAGCGCGACTTCCTTGCATTCGTCAAGGGCGAGGAAGGTGCGCCGAAGCACTACGACGTCTCGCTTCGTGGCCTGCAGGTCACCCGCGACATCGGCTCTCACCGCAACAAGGTCGTCGAGTCCCGCTCTGAGAGCGTCGGCACCTACACGGCCGGTGGCGCGCTTTTGCCGGTCAGCTTCCGCGCCGTGCTGTACCAGTACCTGATCCTGAACTCTGCCGTGCTTCAGACGCGCGCCACGCAGATGGTCACATCCGGCGGCGAGCACTTGCTCATGCCGAAGGTGACCGCGCATCCTGCAACGGGCACGCTCGTTTCTGAAGGCGCGGCGATCGGCGAGAACGACCCGGCCTTCGCGGCCGGCACGCTTTCGGCATTCAAGTATGCCTCGCTCAACCAGGTGTCCTACGAGCTTTTGCAGGATACCGGCGTCGACCTCCTGGGGTACCTCGGGATGGCGCTCGGACGCGCGATCTCGATCGGCGCAGGTGCCGCCTACATCAAGGGCACCGGTTCGACTCAGCCGACGGGCATCCTCACCGGCGGGACGGCGACGCTTGCCGTCACCCAGGGTGGCACGGGCGTCTCTGGCGTCCCGACCTATGCCAACCTCGAGACCGTGTACGACTCGATCATCCCTCCCTACCAGGCAGCTCCTGCGGAATGGGTGATGGGCCAGCAGACGGTGGCGAAGATCCGGCAGATCACCGACACGCTCGGTCGCCCGCTGTGGGTGCCGTCCCTGTCGGGCGACATGCCTGACCAGCTGCTCGGGCACAACTTCTTCATCGACTCGACAGCAGGTATGCCGAGCGTGGGGACGAGTGCCACGTGTATCGCCTTCGGAGACTGGGCAGCGTACTTCGTGCGCATCGTCGAGGGTATTCGCTTCGAGCGTTCGAACGAATACGCCTTCGCGAACGACCTGGTGACCTTCCGTTGCATCATGCGTACGGATGGGCTCTTGCTGGATGCGAACTCGCACGGCGTGTACGTGGGAGGGACGGCGTAACCATGGCGTACATCTTCCTCAATGCCGGCGTCTATGTGAACGGTGTGAACCTCTCGAGCTACGTCTCGGAGGTTTCCGTTGACATGACGCTTGCGGCCGTGGAAGTAACAGCCATGGGCGCCGGCGGCAAGCAGTTCATCCAAGGCCTCGAGGACTCGAAGATCGACCTTACGTTCTGGAACGACTTCAACGTGGGGACCGTCAACGCGACTCTCCAGGCCGTTCGCGCGACCGGCACGCTCGTCCCGATCAAGATCTATGCGGGCGGATCGCCGGCAAGCACCGTGGCTCCGCTGTATAGCGGCAGTGCGATCATGACCGACTTCCCCATCTTGGTGGGTAAGGTCGGCGACGCGCTGAGCTCAAAGGCAACATTCCAGGTCTCCGGCACGCTGACGCAGGCGTTCACCGGGTAGGGCTTGGTTCCAACAGCATGGGCGCTGCGCTTTTCTCCCTGGCCGCGGCGCCCATGCACTCATCTAGGGGGAATGAGTGCTCAAGCAGAAGATGTACCGCATCCAGCCGTCTTCGGATGCTGATGCAGGCACCGCCGCACAGAACTACGCGGACGCCATCCAGGTGCTTATCGACGGGCCCGAGGATGTGGTGCAGATTCTCATGCTCGACGCGCCGCTGCCGTCGAAGCCGATCCTGCTCGTGATCACAAACTCGCAGGTCAAGCCGAAGGTCGAGCAGCGCGGGTGAGCGAGTCAAACGGCTCGACGCCGCAGGGCATGAAAATCCTTTTCCATTCAAACGCACCTTGGAGCCCGGTCGGCTACGGGCAGCAGACGGCCATCTTCACGCCGATGCTCAGGGATGCCGGCCACGACGTCGCCATCAGTGCATTTTATGGCCTTCACGGGGCCTCGCTGGTGTGGCACGGCATGAATGTGTACCCGGCCGACGACGTCTGGGGCAACAAGATGCTCTTGGCGTATGCGATGCACCATGCCCAAGGGGTGCCGACGACCGACGTTCAGATCATCACGCTGATGGACGTCTGGGTGCTCGGCTCGCCGCTGCTGAAAGACTTGCGCATCGCGTCCTGGGTGCCGGTCGATCACCAGCCCATTCCCGCTGCCGTGGCGATGTTCTTCTTCGAGTACGTCGCCCAGCCGATTGCCATGAGCAAGTTCGGCCAGCGCGAGTTTCAGGACATCGGCCTCGACGCGCTGT